AATAGCAAATGATTCAGGAGCTACTGAATCTACTCCAGGGGCATTAGTAAGAACATATACAGCAGGAACAACCTTGTTTCTAAATGTAACTGCTATCACTACTACAAGTGGGCTTGTAATCGCTTACTACGAGCAAAATTACTAATATGAAATTAGGACTTGACCTTAGTCTAACAGATGAAGCAACTGCATTAACTTGGCAACCTTCTGATGAAGCTTCTTGTGTAGGCTGGTATAAATATGCAACAGGATTCACGACAGTAAGTAATGATGTTTCTGAATGGGCTGACCAATCAGGAGATGGTAATGATGCTACACAAACGGATGCCGCAGACAGACCTACATTAACTGGAAGTACAGTTGTCTTTAATGATACAGAATCAGACCATTTAGATATTCCTCAAATATCAATGACAGGAGACTTTACAATAGGAGTATCTATGCATTTAGATGCTATTGGAGGAGTTTTATTAGGTGATAATGATTCTTCTACAAAAGAATTTATAAGATTTACACAAACAAGGGTTATAAGCATACGAAATAATGCAAATACAACTAAAACATTAGATTTAAGTACCGATTATGCGTTTACTGATTCAGGATATTTAGTTATAAGTAGAAGTACAGTAGGTGGTGTTGCTAATACTTTACAGATGTATTGGAATGGAGAATTACAAACCTCCACTAATGTAATAGATGACACTTGTCTTTATGATGCAATTGGAGTAAGGAAGGCGACTAATAATCCTTTGAATGGCAATATATATGAATTACAAATATTTAGTTCAGCCAGTGATGCTTTAACTGAAAATATTAATACAAGACTAGGTACAATACCAAGAAAATAAAAATATGAAAGACAATATCATTAATATTAATTTAGAAACATCAACATCACCGATAGTGCAAGAAGTTCGTGGCAGGGACTGGATAGAATATGGTACAGAAAATTGGAGAAATTTATACCCTCAATTCCTTATAGACTTATATTATTCTAGTTCTATTTCAGCTGCGATTATAAATGCAACAGCAGAAATGATTGCAGGAGAAGCTTTAGTAATTGAAGATAATGAGGATAGAAATTTAGAAGCAAGAATTAAGTTGCAGAATTTTATAGACAGGGCAAATGGTAATGAGAGTTTGCACGAAGTATTAAAAAAGGTAGCTTTTGACTTTAAACTACAAGGAGCATTTGCTTTGAATATTGTATGGTCAAAAGACCGTACTCAAATCGCTGAACTTTACCACGTAGCAGTAGAAAAAGTAAGATGTTGTCGACCTGATGAATTTGGAAAGACTAAAGGGTATTACATAAGTGCAGATTGGGGAAACACTAGACAAAACAAACCTTATTATGTTCCTCGCTTTAATGTTAACGATAGAACATCTGCTAATCAAATATTATATTCAGGACTTTACAGTCCAAACATGAACTCTTATTTTACCCCAGATTACGTTAGTTGTAATAACTGGGCTTTAATAGATTCAAGAGTATCAGAGTACCATCTCAACAATATATCTAATGGCTTTGCAGGCAGCTTTATGATATCTTTCGCTAATGGAATCCCGACACAAGAAGAAAGACTACAAATAGAACAAAGTCTTACGGATAAGTTTTGTTCAGAATCCAATGCAGGTAAATTTGTACTAACTTTTAGTGATGATAAAACAAGAACTCCAGAGATAACTCCTATAAGTACAAGCGACTTAGATAAAAGCTATTTAGCATTACAAGAATTACTCACGCAGAACATACTTTCAGGACACAGGTGTACATCACCTATGTTAATGGGTATAAAGTCCGACACAGGGCTTGGAAACAATGCTGACGAGCTTAATTCGGCTGCAAACTTTTACCTTAATACAGTAGTTAAGCCATATCAAGACCAAATCGTTAAACAATTAAGAAAAATATTTCAAGTTAATGATATGGATATGCCTGTGAATTTTGTACAACTTAAACCAATTACAGTTAAATTTACAAGTGAAGATTTAAAAGCTGTAATGACGCAAGATGAAATACGAGAGGAATTAGGATTAGAACCATTAGAAACTAGAGTGGATGTTGATTTAAAAACTAACTTGGGAAAAACAGAAAAAACAGAATTAGAAAGTTTTATTGAAGAATTTGGAGAAGATATCCCTGAAGGATGGGAGATGATAGATGAAGAAATAGTAGATGGGGAGCATCAAGATTTTGATTTTGAAAAAGAATTAAATAAAGTTGCTTCTGAAAAATTTGATTTTGTTTCAACAGGAAGAGCAACTCCTAATACTAGAAGTGAGCAAGATGGATTAAATAAAAAGGGAGATGCTTTTTATAAAGTAAGATATGTTTACACTAAAAATAATTCTTTAAGTCAAGAAGGAAGTACAAGGGATTTTTGTAAATTAATGATGGCTTCTAAAAAAATATATAGAAAGGAAAATATACTAAACATGGGAAGCAAACCAGTAAATGCAGGTTGGGGTCCTCGAGGAGCAGCTACTTATTCTATATGGTTATACAAAGGAGGAGGAAATTGCCATCATTTTTGGAAACGAAGAATATTTAAAGCACCTGCTAGTGATGAAGGATTTGTAGTTTATCCTGATAATGTAACAACTGATAAAATTATTACAGCTACAAAAGCAAAAAGTGAAGGATTTACAATTAAAAGAAATGACAGTCTAGTCGCAAGAGCACCTAAGACTATGAAGAACCAAGGATTTTTAGAACCAAGATAACTATGGCATACGTATTATTCATCAGTGAAAGTAAATTAAAAGATTCTACAGCAATCAATTTGAATGTAGATGTTAACCTATTATTGCCTTATGTAAGACAAGCGCAAAAACTTTATGTAGAACCTAAATTAGGAACAGATTTATACGAAGCATTAAAAGTTAAAATTACAGATGGTACATTAGCAGGAGTTTATAAGACTTTAGTAGATGACTACATAGGTGATATGCTACCTAATTGGGCATTTTATCACGCTATTCCTTTTTTAAGATTTAAGATAGAAAATGGCAATATATATTCTAAAACTTCAGAAACAGGAAGCCCATTAAATACAGAAGAGGCACAACATCTTAGGGAGGAAGTAAGAAATACAGCAGAGTATTATACAGAAAGAATGATTGAGTACATAACAAACAACACTAGTAGTTTTCCTGAATATAGTACAAATAGTGGAGCAGATATAAATCCTGACCAAAATGCATACTATGCAGGAATGAATCTGGAAAGACAAAGACAGGATAAGAATAAAATAACACTAAGAAGTTTTTTAAATGCCAGTGATGGAGGAGGATGCTAATGAAAAAACACTATAAAACAAAGAGAAAAAATATAATTAAGCTGAAATCCTATTTGGATAAAAAGCCAAAACAGAAAAAAGATGACAGACCTAAGAGACACAATCCAAGTAGGGATAGCTAACGCTTCAGCAATTGGAGTATCATTAGTGGAAGCCAATGAATTACTTACTTTTGTTTCATTGATATTAGCAATAGGTTTTACTGTCTATAAATTTATAAAATTTGAAACTAAAAAATAAATGGCTAATAAAATTGCTTCAAGTTCTTACAAATCTTCTAAGAAGAAAAGAAAAGGTATTCACTCCAAAAATGCTTCTAAAGGACAAAATGGTTACAAAAAAAAATACAGAGGTCAAGGGCATTAATCTTTTAATTTTAAGAGATTACTTTACTGATGAATCTACATTAGGAGAACTCTTTATAGATGGAGAAAGATTTTGCGATACATTAGAGCTACCATATAGAGATAACCAAAGAAGCATATCTTGTATTCCAATAGGTCAATATAAGGTAAGATTAAGAACAGCAAAAGAAAGTGCTACAAGAAACTACTTACATTTATTAGTAGAAGATGTAAAAAATCGCTCTCACATATTATTTCACAAAGGAAATACAGCTAAAGATACAAGAGGTTGCATCCTAGTAGGTCAAGGAAGTCAACACAATATTGTTCAAAATTCTTCTTTAGCAATGTCATTACTGATGAAAGAGATAATACATTTGGGGGGTGAAAATATAAATTTAATAATCAAAAATAAATAATATGAAATTTTTAGAAAAGTATTTAATTGGGCAAATGGTAAAGTCAAAAAAGTTTTGGTATGCTATTAGTTCCGTGGTAGTTCCTACAATAGTAACTTATTTAGGGGTTGATGAAATGACTGCTAATAACTTATACTATGCATTACTAGCTTTAGTTCTTGGACAAGGAATAGCTGACATTGCTAAAAAATAATAGATATAGATTAAAGCCACACGAAATAGTGGCATTAGAAAAGATGCGAGAAGCTGACACTAGGAACATCCTAGTTGTTGGCGACTTGCATGAACCCTTTTGTCTTGATGGATATTTAGAATTTTGTTTGGAACAATACGAATCTTATAACTGCAATCAAGTAATATTTATTGGCGATATTTTAGATAACCATGCATTTTCGTATCACGAACCTGACCCTGATGGAATGTCGGCAGGAAATGAATTAAAAAAAACCATAAAAAAAGTTGCTGATTGGTACAAGGTGTTTCCTGAAGCTGATGTGTGTATAGGTAACCACGATAG